GCCGAGCCGATGGCATTGGAAGGCTTTCGAGAGAGCGGTATCAATATCGCTCAGCTCGAGATATATGTTCAGCCGCAGACGGGGCACTCATACTTCGTCGGCGCTGACCCGGCGGAGGGCAATCCGACGAGCGACGATAGTGCATTGACTGTGCTAGATGCGCTGGATGGCGAGTGTGTGGCAGAGTTAGCAGCAAAGATACAACCGTCATCGTTTGCTGCGATCATCGTGCAGGTAATGCGATTTTACAACGATGCGCAGGTATTGGTCGAGCGCAATAATCACGGGCACGCCGTCATCCTGTGGTTGCAGGATAACGCGCCAGATGTAGTGTTACTGAACGGGCTGGACGGGCGGCCTGGCTGGTTGACGAGTTCATTGTCGAAGGTCACGATGTGGGATACACTGGCGGACATCTTGCGCCATGGGGAGACTGTCCTCCATTCGCTTGAGACATTTCTGCAATTGTCATCCATTGAGGGCGCGACGCTGAAAGCGCCGAGCAGTGAGCGTGACGATCGGGCAGTATCGTTCGCGCTGGCGCAATGTGCGAGGTTATTGCCGCGAGAGACAGTGGAGATTGTATCGCCGTGGCAGGCGATACGCTGAGGAAAGAAGCCGTTATGCTCGACAAACTAACCACCTTTGGCATCCTGGCCGCTGATGGACAGCGGTGGGTCGTAGAGGCAAACCGCGTCCGACTGCGGCGCGACGGGTGCCTGGTATTCCTGGCGGGACTACGGCGCGTCGTCGCCGTCGCAAATGCAGGGACTTGGCAGAACGTCGTCGAGGGAGTCACGTTGGAGGGGATTGAGGACAAAGGATGATTACAAAAACACAGGGATGGATAGGCGTAAGCGCGCAGCAGTCAGAAGCCCAGCAGCAGGGGGCACGTATACGCCAGTTCGTTGAGCAGGGCCGCGCAGATGCATTGTGGGATTTGCCACCGAAGGAACTAGCACGACAATTGCAAGAGGCTGATCCGTGGGTAGTACAACAACTGCTGGGACTGAGCGGCTGGGAGGTGCTCACTGGTTATGCCGCCAGTTCGTCATTGGAGCGGGAACTAGCTATCGCGTCTAGCCGACGGATGTACAAGACTAATCCGCTGCACCAGTGGTCAATTTGGCTCTGGACTTCCTGGGGGCTAGGTGACAGCATAGATGTGAGTATTGTTCGTAAAATACCACAGGAGACAGACGGGGTAGCGGCGACGTGGGACGAGTTCTTTACCGCCACACGTAACCAGGCTGTATTCGGTGATGACTGCATTCAGGAGTTGAGCAACTGGCTGCTGATCGATGGTAATTCATTCTTGGCCTTCTATGCCAGTAATCAGGATGGCGAGACAATGGTATCAGAACTCAACCCCGATGAAATCACAGAGATTGTCGCACACCCGCAAAATGCGAAGCGCCCGCTATTCTACAAGCGGCAATTTACCAGTGATACCAAATCATCAACCTGGTACTATCCCGATTGGCAAGCCTACTTCTCAGGCGCTTTAGACAAACTCTATCCTGGCGACAAAGACGGGCGCACGCTGGCCGAGGTGGTGTTGCCACACGGCGCAATTCGAGCCGATACACAGCGGAAGGTTGACGATCATTCTGATGACTTGGGAGGCAATGGGATACCCTTGCCACATACAGCGGTATGTATCTTACACGTAGCACACAATCACAAAGAGCGCGGCAATTTGTGGGGATGGTCTCTCTCGACGTGCTCGCGTCCATTCTTAGAAGCGCACAAAAAGTTTGTCGAATCGCGCTTAACCATCGCTATGGCAAAGGCTGCTTTCGTGAGGCGGATGACGACGAAGGGCGGCAGCCGTGCCGTCAAGGGCCTGGTCGGGACAGTCGCCTCAAATCTGGATATTGGGAGGTACACTGATACTAATCCGCCTGCACCGGCTGGCTCTACGCAGATGACAAACGATGCTGTGACGGTCGAAGACCTGCCGATGAGCACAGGCGCGGGGGATGCACATACTGACAACCAACTGTTCACTTGGCTGCCATTGCTGGGAGAGGGTCTTTTCCCCACGAGTGCCGGGCTGGATACCGCCCGCTGGGCCACCGCCGTCGAGATGGACAGGGCTCAAAGCATGCTCTTTGAGCGTTACCAGACGTTCTGGCGTGCTCAGTTTGAGCGGATGGTGAAAATCGCCGTTGGGTTCAAAGAGAAGTTCGGCAACCTGACGCCCGGCGACTACACTGTCGAGGTATCAGTGGACAGTTTCTCGCTGGCCGACTTCCCCGCAGTCGGCAAAGCCATTGGTGATGTGGTTTCGCGCACACTGACGCCTGCTGTCAAGGCCGGCGTACTCACACCTGACGCAGCCCGCGCCATTCTCGCCCCGCTCTGGCGCATCATCTTGCAGAGCTTGGGTATCAAGGCTGCGACGCAGTTGACCGACGAGGAGGCTTTTGGAACAGAGGTAGCCGCGCTGCCTCCAGTTGGCGAGACAGCCGTCGAGAAGATAGCCGCCGAACTTGGCTGCGCGATGGCGGCAGGTGACGCGAAACTGAGCGAGGCGTTGACGTGGGCGATTGAAACGGCGGTGGAGGAGTTGCGATGAGGCAACGCTGGGGCTTTTGGCTTTTCAACTGGCGCATTGAGGGACGCGGCTTGCGCATCTGCTTGATTGGTAAGAGCGGGATAGTTTGTCGAAGGCTTTCCAAGTGAACTACACCAGCTACTACTTAGACGCTGACGGCGTGTTGCTCGCCGAGTTGGTAGAGTATGAGCCACCCGACGACGCGCTGGCTGAACTCGCGGGCGGTGCTGCATCCTACGCCAAAGACATTCGTGGCGTTGCCCGCGCTGTGTGGCAGGGCCTTCCGATTGATGGTTACTCGCTGATGTGGGACACGGTGGGCCTGGGCATCACCGATGCCTGGCTGCAAGGCGCAGCTTCCTGCGGCATTGCCGCAGACGAACTGACGTTGGAGGAGCGCGTTCGGCGTGACGTAATGATCAACGAGCAGCGCGGTTACATCATGGGCTTCCTTGATTGGGTCTACACGCACCGGCGCGATGGGCCGGACAAACTGCTGTTGCGAATTGTGTTGGCGAGGGCGGCGTTGTGGGGAAACAGATGGGCGCAGGCATACCACGCAGCAAAAATACAGGCTTGCTCAGATCAAAAGTTGATGTGGGTATTAGGACCAACGAAAGATCACTGTGTGGACTGTAGCCGCTTAAATGGAAAGGTAAAGCGTGCATCCCAATGGCAAGCATCTGGCTGGCAGCCCCAGGGAAGTATGCTCACATGCGGCGGTTTTCGGTGTTTGTGCAGCTTAATTATAACGGACGCACCACTGAGCAAAGGGCCGTTACCTAGAGTCCGTTAGAGGGGAATAGGACATTCTATCTTGCCTTTTTCAACAAGTGCGTGACACTTCCGACAAAGCGTAATGAGGTTATTGAGATGATTGGCGCTCTCAAAGTCACCATCGAAGAGTTTTGCTTTCTTGATATGATGAACATCAAGAACCCTATCACCACCACTAACATATCCGCATACCTGACACTGATGATTGTCGCGCTTCTTTGCTTTGCGTTTCTGACTACCCCAGTTGAGGCCATAGTCATTTATATGGCCGCCAGTGTAATTCGGGTTGCCTTTCCCGCGCATCCTTATACCATTGGAGGTATCACGACATTCAGTAGAACAAAACCGGCTGCCCCTCAAGCGAAGTTGATGAGTAGTTGTCTGGTATTCTTTGCCGCAAGTTTGGCAAATGCGCGTTATGTGAATTTCTGGTTTGCGGGAGTTGGGCTTAGGCCGATGCGCCTTCCATTCATTACCACATTGCATAGAACAAAAAAGTGGATGGCGATAAGTCCAATCCTCAAACTCTTTGCTGCACCATTCGCAAGTGAAGATAGAATGCTTCGAGGGGTTGGAAATATTTTGAGGTCGGCACTGCGGAGAGCAATAAACTTGACTTTTTCTCGTTGTCTCAAATTCTTTACTGCAAGTTGGACACACTTTGAAAATGTGTTTTTCCTTTGCTTTACTAGAACACTCCCTAGAGCAATACTTCTTCCGTTTTGCATCATAGTTATCGCGGGGCTGAAACGACTTACCGCAATACTGACAGGTAGAGGGCAAGACAATGGCTGGTCGTGCTCGCCAAGCAGCGAAGTAACATTCTTGAGAGCAATACTTTCGTTTGAGGGCTTCTGTTCTACTAGCTCTGACTTGATACTTTTTACCGCACCACTCGCAAGTCAAAATCGGTCTTTGTGCCTTCTTGAATGCATTAACGCATTTGCGAGAGCAGAAACGTTGAATAGATGCTTCACGTCTACTAGTTACTTGAAAGGGCTGGTTGCACCACTCACAGATGAGGTTGAAAGGCATTTATCACCTCCGATGACGAGGCTCCGAAAAATTAGGTGGGGGCAACCCGTTCGGAGGTCGGGCTTTCGGGTGCGACCCTAGCCCCACAGACATTATAACTCAGGACACCAAATAAAGCAAGTCTCCACATTGACCGAGGCATCACTATGCGAACGAGCGCACGGGTACAATGTCTTGGCAAGCACGGATGATAGCCGCATTACAGCGGTACATTGACGTGCTGGACGCTCGTATTGCTGCGCTGGAATGGAAGTTGAGAATGATGAGGGGAGAAAGATGCTGACTAACCAGATACTTGATGCGATTGATAGCGTAGCGAATAGGGTATACGAGTGGACGGAAGGGAGTTTTTCCAGAACGCTAATAGTATTCTATTCATATCTTGGTACAATCATTTTCATCGTGATTGTCTGTATACTGATAGTGGAAGGGGGAGAATGAACACATACGGAATATGGCGCAAACAGGGCAAGCAATGGCAATCAGTGCTACCTAACTGTATATGCAATATGTTCAGCGATCTTCCCATTGTGCTGGCGGCGTACAACAATATGAGAAACGAGCGAGCATACACAGCACAGCGCGGAGGATATTTCCTCGGCAGCACATGGCTTAAAGATAAACCGAAGGTAGAAGAAATACGAGAGCAATATGAAACCGAGTGGCTTGAAGCAGATTACAGCGTTCGGCAACTTGGTGAGGACGGAAGGCCAACTAACGTGATATTAGCCTCTGGCCCGCTAGAGATAATCTAATGCCCGTATCGCTGCGTTAGAATGGAGGCTGCGGATGATGAGGGGAGGGGGAAAGCAATGAAGGCAACTGTGTCGGAAATTCGCAAGTTCCTGTTTGAGGATATGCCGCGATTTCAGGAAGATATTTTTTGTGCTGTGCTTACGTTTGTGCCTTTATACATTGGTGCGAAAGCCCCGCGTGAACCTGGATCGTATTTACATTACAGTACATTAAAGGATGCACTGGGTGAAGAAACGTGGGAAGCGATACTTGATTTACATACTACTGTAGACAACCTGGCACACGCATTTTATTGCGGGCATGGTCTCCCAGGTATGTCTGCGCAGGAGTACGATTTGAATCGTTATAGAGACATAATTCTTGTTGTTACCGAGAAATTGCGTGAGGCATTTCCGGAGGCAGGGATTTAATGCCCGTCTACGCTTACCGATGCCCATCTTGCAACTACGACTGGGATGAACGCCGAGAACTGGGGGACCACGCCGTGCTCTGCCCGCTCTGCGGGAAGCTGGCGCGGCACGTGTTCGCGGCGGTAAAGTTCAAGTTCGGCACGGGGCCTCACCGCCGCCGAGAAGCGCAGAGCCACGAGGGCGATGGTGAGGTCTACACCCGTACCTACGAGCCGGGGGAGACGGTGGGCGACCCGATGCTGGACGAGGGATTTAGGAGGGCAGAGTGACAGAACCCACGCCAAACTACGATACAGCGACACCCCCCCCCCGTTACGGACGCGCGACGCTGGCCTTTGGCACACTCACGTTGGAGGCCGTGGCCGAGCGGTTCGTGGCCTATGCCGACAGCCGCCGACGCGCACTATTGCAGGAACTCAAACAGTTAGAGGAAGGCTGGCTGGGCTATGGCCGCAACAGCAAGCCAACGACTAAGCGGTTGCGGGAACTGTGGCGGAAGTGGGGCGGGCGTTGTCCGCATTGTGGGAAGGAGTTAAAGTGATGCTTGCTTTCCAGAGCCGCCCAAACCCGCTTGACAACCATCGCTAAATTTGATATAATGTGTTAAGTTAACAACTAAATACACGGCACGTTAGTTTCACCATAACTAGCCGCTTTTGCGTCTCACTCAGAGGGGGAGTGAACCGCGAAGGCGGTTCTTTTTTTGTACAACGGAGGCTCTACGATGATCAGTGTAACCCCCGTCATCAGCGCAGCGGCAATCTATACAGCAGGCGACGCACTCGGCGGCAGGCTCGAATTCCCAGCAGTAGTTACAGTTGCCAGCGGCCAAGCCGTCGTTACCAAAGTCGTCATCGTAGACGACGATCTTGAAGATGCACCGATAGACCTTGTATTTTTTGACCAGCCTTTCACGGCTACGGCAGACAATGCCCCGTTTGACCCCAGCGACGCCGATCTGCAAAACTGCCTGGGCTACGTGAGCGTGGCGGCCACAGACTATGCCAGCTTCGTAGATAACAGCGTGGCGTGCGTGACACCCAAGTTTGACATTGACTCGCATACGTGGATACTCTACGCTCAAATGGTCGTGCGTGGCACGCCGACCTACACGGCGGTAGACGATCTCACGATCAAGATTGCGGTGGAGAGAATATGATGGACTTTAGAAACCCGGCTGCGATGGCTGTAGACTTTGGCGGTTATCCCATTCTACAATTTGCGAGCGCGGCAGACCGCGATGCTTATCCTAACCCTGTAGACGGACAACAGGCATACGTCGCAGGAGAAGGAATGCGTCAGGAGTACAGCCGGACATTAGGCCGCTGGATGCCTGGCAACGTCAGTGAGGTTTACAACGAGACGAAGGAACGATGGGAGCGCTGGGAACGTTCTTGCCAGGGCGATCTCGAATGGATGTTAGAGAACGTAGCACCTGGGCGGCGCTGGCAGGATACATTTGTGCCCGCGCCTGGATTCGTGGCTGCGGTACTGGGATTGAACGCTGAGTTGTCCTGGGCCGTCAATGGGCGGCGTAATGGAGCGAATGACCCTGACGTGAACTGCTTCACGGCGGCCAATGAGATGGGCGGCGGGTTGAGCGTCAACGTCATCGCGGGCGGCCTGGATAACGACTACAGCGCGATACACTGGGGAGCGAACTACCCGACGAAACTAAGCAAGTCGCCTCACTGGTTCCTGTGCGCCAGTCTGAGACAAAATACTCAAATGGCCTATCTCCTGGGTCTCACAGACGATTCACGTTCAGATGCCAATGCTGCCTTCGCTCTGCCCGACAACGGCATCTTCTATTACTTTGACACCGATGTAGACAACCTACGTCACATGATCGTTCGCTCCAATGGCGTGACGGTGACAGAGATGACTGCCGTCACGCCTGGCATTGACGAGTTTGCGACGGGCACTATTGAGACGAGCGACGATGGATTGAGCATGCGCTTCGTCTTCAAAGGCAGCATCGTGCTGCCGTGGACGGATATTAGCGGCGCAGCCTACGCTAACCTGCGGGCAGCACAGTTGCAGCCGTACCTTGCATTGGTCAACCGCGCACCGAACCAGTTACGAGAGTTTGCTGTCTGCGATTTCCGACTGATCATGGATGCGGGGCATTGAGAATGACGAACCAAACAGTTCCACCAGATACCTGCATCTGCCCGGATTGCGACTACGAGACAGACAAGAAACGCGGTGTAACGTGCCGGTCTATGACCTGTCCTGAGTGCGGCGCGAAACTAGTAGCGAAGGTAGAGGAGAAATCGACGATGGACATCGGACAGATTGCTCAGAGCGCAATCGAGACGGCGCGGGCTACCGTGAACGGCGGTAAGATGCTGGCGCAAATCGCAGAGGCAAAAGGCGTATCGCCACGTCAGGCAGCTAACCGGATGCTGGATGACTTAGAGCGCGAACTGGCAGAGGCTACGACGAAAACCATAGATGGTAAGAAGCGCCCTGCTGGGGATTTTCTAGTCATAGGCAATGCTGACAAAGTGAGCACTTGGGCGTTGCCCGTCAAGGTGAACGGTAAGGTTAACCACCGACTGATGGGCGCGGCTTGGGCTGCCCTGCATGGTGGTTATCGGGGCAACAAATACGAAGGGCCAGGCAAGACAGCGGCCATCAAGAAATTGAAGGCGCTATACAAGTCCGAGGACATGGAGACGCCAGCGAGTGAGGCAGCGATGGGTGAGATGTACGACGACAGTGAAGTTGCCTACGTGCCAATGGCGATTATCTCGTTCGCCGACTTGCAAGCCGCTGAACAAGCAGAAGAAGCGACGGTTAAAATCCGCCAGTTGGTGTATCAGTTCAAGGAACTTGTATCCAACATTATGTTCAGCTACGAGGTCAAAGACAAGTCAGGCGCTTTGCGCACTCTGACCGATGAATTTGCTGGGCTGATTGACGACAAGATCGGTGACGTAGAGACGGCGGGGAGCGGGATGGAGGAAGTCTTCACCGAGAGCGCCGTAGACTTGGCGCTCGGCCAAGTTGAGGACTTTACTGGCGACTTTGCCGAATTGGGAATCGAGGCGGCAATCGAGAGTGGCCGCCGCGCTCCCGTGCTGGTAGACTTCCGCATCATTGAGCCAGGGCCAGGGAACAAGAAGAATAGCCATTACTACCCGCGACCTATGCTGAAAGAGTGCGCTTCCGTCTTTGAGGGAATGGACATCTTCGCTACCGACCATCTGGAGAAGGAACGTAGTGAGCGCACGAAGGTCGGGCGTGTGCAAGAGTGCCCTATCCGGTTCACGGAGAGCGGCGCACCAGTCGGGCGCGTCATCATCTACGACCCGGGTCAGGCTGAGAAGACACGTAACCGCGCCGATGCGGGGGAACTGGACACGATGGAAGGCTCAATCTTCGCCAGTGGTATAGCACGTCCTGGTGAGATAGATGGCATTGAGTACAAGGTTGTGGAAGCGATCACGGAAGGCAAATACTTGGAATTGGTGAGCAAAGCAGGGGCCGGAGGGAAGGCTCTCAATCTGGCAGAGGTAGATAGTAATGGAGGTGACGAGATGAAACCTGAAAAGCAGGCCGACGACGAGCAGGCCGACGTGGAGGAAGTTGAAATCCAGGAGGGCGAGCGAGCGCCGGTCGAAGGCGAGCAGACACCCGATGCCGAGCCAGTAGAGGAGACATCTGAGCCAGCCGAGAATCTCTCGGAGGCGGAGGTTTCTACCGCACTGGGCGAGACGAACCTGCCTGCCGCGTTCAAAGTGGCGCTGGGCAAAGGCGAGTACACCGACGCTGCTGTATTGAAAGAGGCCATCACTGAAGCTATCGCAGAGGTGAAAGCATTGACGGGGAGCGGTCAGGTATTCGGCCAGGGCGATACGACACCGATCGAGGGTAAACCCTTGACCGGAGACGAGCGGGAATTGCAAGGCGTCGTTTCGTTTAACGAGACTATGCGCGAGGTGGGCTGTAGCACAGTCCCAATCCCCGTTCATTTGCAGTATCTAATCAACGAAGGAGGTAAATGAGATGCCAGCAGAATTCTATGGAGCAGGAGACGAAGCATTCTGGGAACAGAGCAGCGGGCCTTACACTGTCATCCAGGCGCAAGAGTCGGATGTGTGGCCTGTCGCTGACAACAGCGGCAGTGGTACGAAAGACGCGCTCGCTGATGGATTGCATCCCGTCGTGGCGCTTGGTGGACGGACACAAGCTGATGGGCGGGGACAAAACCTGACCGGTGTCGTGACCAGCTTTACCGCTGGTTTGACGACCGCGACTGGATTAGCGCGTATCAACATCGCGGACGGCGTAATTGTCCGCAACTGGGTAGCGAATGTTCTCACCTACTCGAACGGTGATGCGGCTACTTTCGAGACTGCGCCTGTCCCCTTTCAGCCGGTCTACGTGGACGATAGCAACGACCTGGGCGAGGGTGTGACACTCAGTATGTCACCGCTCAACGATGCCGACCTACCAAATCCGCTCGCGGGTTGGTTGGCGTACTGTCAAGACGAGTACGCCGATGCAGTCGTGGGTGGTCCGAACAGCGCGGCGACATTTGACGGCACGCTGGCGAGCGAGTTGGTCGAGCAGGTTTATTGCATCGTGCTCGGCAATGCGGTCTCGTTCAATCAGGCGCAGAAGTGGGTTGCACCCTAGATAGGAGGAAACAAAAATGAGAAAGATCACATATATGCTAAAAGAACTGCGCCGGGAACAGCTTTCTCAGCGCAAAGCACCAGACGAACGCATCGCCGAGGTTGGTGCAGCTTTTGACGCGCTGGACAACGCGCTGGATGGTATTCGCCGCCAGGGCGAGAGTGAGGTCGTCGCCGAGGTGATGACTAGCGCCGACTTTACCTACGCTATTCAAGAGTTCGTGCAGCGCAAGGCCTTGCCGGGCTACCAGCGGATGGCGTTTCCATTTGAGCCAATCGTCAAGCCAGACAACAACTTGCCGAACTATATGGAAGTCACCCGCTACCAGAACCGTGGCGGCCTTGATGACCTGGAGTACGTCGGCGAGAAAGCGCCCGCGCGTGCTGGGAGTGTCTTGGATGCGACCAAGCGCAACTTGCAGGTGTGGCGTTTTGAGAAACAGTTTGACTTTTCCCACGAGGCGCTAGTCAACGACGACATCGGATACTTTGAGGACGTGGCGACCAAAATGGGTGAGGCGGCGCGGCGGACGCTGGAAAAGTACGTCAGTCGTTTCTACACCAACGCAGTCAGTATCGCGCGGCTGGTGGCGCTAGGTGCAAACTACTCGCAGACGGGGCGGCTAACGTCGGCCCGCATCTCCGAAGCGCGGATGGCCTTCGGCCAGCGCACCGACGCGCGGGGCGAACCACTCAATGCCGACTTGCAGTACATCGTCTACCACCGAGGGTTGGAGGATACTGTTCTAACGATCCAGAACAGCACCCTCGTTCCTGAACTGGTGACGAATGCAGCTAATGTGGTACGCACGGCCTTCGTAGGCATCAAAGACCCCTACCTTGCTGCTGGGGCTTTGCCTGCTGACTTGTCCTGGTATGCCTTCGCCGACCCGAACAGTTCTCAGAACGTCGTGCCGTTCATCTTGGCGCGACGCGCTGGTATGCCTGGACCCGTCATCGTCCGCAAGCGCAGCGATATGGAGAGCGTGACCTCAATGCTTGGTTCTGGCGCTCCGATGGCCCCAATCTTTGGGGATTTTGAGAGCGGCAACATCATCCTCAAGGTGATGGACGCTTGGGGTACTTACGTTGACGGCACGAACGGTAACCTGTTTGACGAGCGTGGCGCATACTACAGCGATGGCACAGCGCCGTAACGAATGGAATGGCAGGGGCGGCCATTACGGCCGTCCCTGCCACAATTAAAAATAGGAGGGGGAAACAAATGTCGAAGATTGACGAACTAACAGCACAGGTCGCGGCACTCCAAGACATCTTGGCGGCGCACGGGCTAGTACCGCCCGTCCCGGTGGACGACGCTGACCGCGCCGACTACATNGCGCACGGCTCACNAGAACACGCNGCGCTTCTTGGCTTGCTCGCAGTNGAGGCTGACGAAGACGTGGCCGACTACATCACGTTCAAGAGCCAGGCATCTGGTGAGACTTATCGGCTCGAAGACGAGATCACTGGTTTTGTGCAATATCCCAACCCGGAGAAGGCGGCAAGGCTGGTACTGCGGCAAAAGGTGAGCACGTTTGAGAGCGGGCCTCCGAGCGTTCCGCTTGGAGCACCGCCGCTCTGGCGACCTGTGGATATGCAGTAAACGATAGGAGGTACGACGAATGTCTGACTTGAACTTGGCACTGACACGGTTGCCGATGTTTTTCCGCAACCAGGTTGGCGTTCCGGGCGCTGATACGCCATTGGGTATCCGGCAAGGTATCGGGATGGTCTACTACGTCGGCGACCCCGATCAGTTCAGCACGGCCAAAGACGTGAACGATGGCACTGACCCATCGAACCCGCTGGCGACCATTCAGGCCGCACTTGACAAATGCGCGGATGGCGACGGCGACGTGGTGGTGCTCCTGCCTGGTCACTACGACGTGACGGCAGCGCTCACGATGACTAAAGACGGCGTGCGCTTGGTGGCGTGGGACTACCTGCGTGGCTTTGCTGCGCCCTCGGTGGCTATTGACGGCAATGGTCTCTGTAATATCTTGGACATCTCGGCTGACGAAATTGAGGTGGCTGGTATCCGTTTCGCCAACAGCGACACCGACGACTATGCTTGCATCCGCGTAGCAGCGACGCTAGATACCATCGGCTGTTACATTCACGATTGCGTGTTCGCGGTCGGGCTGCATGGTATCTATCTCGGCGTCACGACTGAGTGGGCGCAGGATGTATTGATTGAGCGGTGTATGTTTATGAATATGAACAACACTGCTGCCGATGCCAGTATCTACATCAACAAGACGACCCGCACGATGATACAAGGCAACTGGTTCACGTCCAATGTCGCGCTCGCTACCTATGGAATCGCCATCGCCGATGCCAGCCAGCCAATGACCATCGTTCGCGACAACGACTTCCTGTTCCAGCAAGCAGGGACGGGCATCTTCCGCGCTGGTACGACCGTGGACGTGTCTATGCACGGCAATCGGTTCTCTGGCGCTGGTACACCGATCACCGTGCTGGTAGACGGTGGCGACCACGCGGTGGGCAATACCTATGCCGAGGCGGCAGGCGGTGCTCAGGTAGACGCTACAACCTAACGAGGTGAAATATGTCATATCGCAGAGCGAAGAAACGCAAGCCGCAGATGATACCGAAGGTTGCGAAGCCGAAGCGTAAGTCAAAGCCGAAGCCGAAAGTTGGAAAGTGATCTATTGGGGCGGGGTTTATGCCCCGCCCCAATAGTTGGGGGAGGATGATGCCCTACGTCTCGACTCACAATATCCCGCGCGGCGACGACTTAGACTTGCAGCGTGGTGATACTTGGTCTATCACATTTCAGCGACTGGGCGACTTGGCGCTCCGTGACAAGTTGTGGTTCACGCTCAAGGATGCTCACGGTGATGCAGATAGCGCAGCTTGGGTAGGGATTGAGGAAGCGGTGGGCCTCGAATACATCAACGGCGCGGCGGCGGGCATCCCCGGCAATGGCAGCATCACAGTGACGGATGCAGCAAAGGGTAACCTGACCGTTGCGTTAGCGGCAGTGGAATCGGCAAAGCTAGAAAACATCAACGTGCTGTTCTACGATGCGCAAATGCTGGTAGGTATTGACATCACGACACTGGTGAGAGGTCGGGCCGTGGTGATGGCAGATGCGACGAGGGTGACGAGCTAAATGGGATGCCCAGAGATTTATGCTTGCGCCAACGATTTCGCCGTTTTCTTCTGCGAGACCGTAAGCGCGGACGAGGAAGCGCAACTCAACCGCACATTGCGTCTGGCAGCCACACGCATCAGTATGGCACGCCAGGCCAGTGGCGCGTGTGACTGTACGTTATCGGCTACGTCTGCCGAATATCTCAAATATCTCAATTGCATCTTAGCGATTGCGTTTTACAACTGCAAATGCACTAACCTGAACGTGACACAAGAGGAAAGAGCGATGTACTTGGACGCAGCGATGAAGGACTTGGAACTCATCCGCACAGGAAAACTTGAATTATGTCAAGGCGAGACTGGCTCAGACTTCCCAGCCGTGGGCTATGCCGCGCAGGGATGGACGGAGGCGAACCGGGCGCAGATCATTGCCAACGCTGCGATGCGTAACAGCTAACGAGGTCTCACCCGGCGGCGGGAGCAGAGACCCCTCCCTGCCCCCGTCGCCGGTGAGCGCAATGAGAGAGGACACAATGCCGACAGTAGCATTTCGGGCAGTGCGAAGCCGACGTAAGTTCATCAAAGCGCCGACCGTCAAGCGGAAGCTCGGCGCAGTGCTGACTGATCCGGTCAAAAAGAAATTTGTAGCAGAGTTTGAAAACGTAGTGTCTGACTGGTCAGGGCCGCCGAAATTCAAGGCGCGGGCGTTCATAACATTTGATTATATCAAGATTAACGTCTTTCCATCTGGCGCGAACAAAGACAAGTGGATATGGGTATCACGTGGTACGAGAGGCCCGTATCCAATACCGAAAGGCGGCCCGGGGTTCTTGGCCTTTACGCTGGGTTACTCAGCGAGGACGAAGCCACGCGGACAACATCACGTTGGCAGCGGAACAGCGAGCGGGCCACAGGTATTTGGTGTAATGCAGGTGATGCACCCTGGCATCAAGGCGCGCGAGTTTGAGGAAGTCATCGCAGAGGACAACAAGGAATGGTACTCCCGCACAATGGAGAATGCTTGGAGAAGGATAATTCGGAGCTTGTAGGAGATGGGCTGAGGGGACAGAGGAGGAAGACCTGTGAGGTCATCGAGAGGATTCAAGGCGAAACGAAATAGACCGCCGTTCAGGCGTGATGAGAGCGTGACGTATTGCGGCGAATTGCCATATGAGCACCGAGGCGCAATCACTGACACCCTCTATGTCTGGACGGCACGCAAAACGACGGAATGGGTGGACAAGCGCGACTTGCCTGCATTGCTCAAAGCCGCTGGTGCTGACAATCTGGAAAGCGACTGGGTTAACGAGGTGAAAGAGCGCAAGGCGGAGCAAACGCGAAAGAGAGCCGAGAAACGAGAGGCAAAGCGAAAAACTGAGGAGGTGTCAGGATGAGTTACGATGGATGGATGATGAGCGGAGTCGTGGGCAAAACTCACGACGATAGCGTGTGGCTCAAGAAGCGCGGGTTTGACCCGTTCGCGTGGGGCGGCGTGTGTATGGCATTGGATGACGTCACAGAGCCGCTGGGTAGCCTGTCCGTGACGAACCGACGCAGTATCTTCGGTGGCTTGGAACGCGACGGTGTACTGCTCGGTGCACCTGACCTGGTTTCCACGACGCTGACGATGAAAAAGCTGCACTACGACCGCAAAAAGACTGACCTCAAATCCTGCTTCTGGGATTTAGACCAGCGCACGACCTGCGGCGGTATCACTGAGGATGCCTGGAACAAATGGATTGAGATCAAGCGTATATGCTACGGCAAAGCCAATGAGCGTGGAGGATCGGGTGTCACCTACAAAGAGGATGCTGAGGAACAGACGGTATCGTTCCCTTGGCAGGCACTCTACGTCGAGGACATCCAGCGTGTGGCTGGCGAGATCGGTTCGCCGCTGGCTGGTATGACCGCACCACTGGCGATTATGTTCACTGACGTGGCGATGGTACAGCCTGCCCGCTGTCCCGACATCTGCGACAACCAGGAGGAATGTATCATCGTCGGCGTCACAGAGACAGAGGCAGTCGGTACACCCCACCTCGCCGTGAGTTTACACGGGGGTGCGCTGGACACTTGGACGGATCCGCCTGTCGCCTTGGCCGCCTTTGGCGCGTTCAGTGCCAGCGCAGTCGCCGGTGTGGGTGAGTTCGTCGTTGTCGTCTGCAACGGTGGAACCGTTGAGGTCATCTACTCGGATGACCTGGGTGCTACGCAGGTTGGTGTCACTACTGTAGACCTGGCCGCGCACGGTCCAAACGACGTGGATATGATTAACCAGGCTTTCATCGTCGCGGTCGGTGACGACGGCTATGTCTATGGTAGCTACTCCGCCGCCCGCAACTGGGAGACGCTGGATGCTGGAAATATCACCGCCTCTAACCTGACTAGCGTGATGATTGCGCGGGATAACCCGCAGGTCATCTACGCGGCTTCCAGCGCGGCGGATGTGGTCATCAAATCCCGCAACGGCGGTAAGAGTTGGTATGCTTGCGCCACGACCGGCACAGCAGGGACGGGGATCACCTCCCTATTAGTGCTTGACCGAAACCACATCTTGGTAGGCACGGATGCTGGTGAGCTTTTCCAGAGCAGCACCGGCGGCGAGAGTTGGACAGAGCAGAACGAGATACCCGGGCTGACCACGAAAGCCAATACCGAGATCGTGGACATCAAAGCATGTGGCTGCGGCGACCTGGGGCTGGTCATCAGCGATACAGTCGGCGATGTCAACTTGTTCTACCGCAACGTGGACGGCGGCGCAGACGGACGTTGGTTCTTGCCGGAGGAAATGGAAACGATGACGGCGACCCACAACTTTACCGCGCTGACCTGTTGCAGTTCGTCACACTTCGTAGCGGTGGGAGGTCTCACTGTCACAGCCGACGCCGTGATGCTGTTAGTATAAGCGGTGAAAACCGAGGGGAAAATCTATACGACCGAAACTGGCGTGGAATTGCGGATTGGCCGTATTCCACGCCAGTCTATAGACAGGTTCGTCGCTGAACACCGGCCGCCTGAGCCGCCGATGATTACAGTTGAAACCTGGGCTGGCGACGTAGAGGAGATGCCAGACCACGATGCGCCGGAGTACCAGAGAGCGATGGGGCAATACTGGCTCAGGATGGGAAAAGAACACGTCGCACTGATAGCCGACGCGGTGACTGTTCTCTCCGACACGAGGCTTAGTGAGTTAGCGGAATTGCGAGAGGTTGGGCTCGTCACCGCCGAGAGCGATAGTGTGGCCGACTTTTTACGCTATATAGTCTCTGATGCGGATACAAAAGAAATCGTGGGCGTCGTGCTCTATAACTCGACGGTGACAGACAGGGGGTTACTGGAAGCATCTGTTAGGTTCAACGTGTCGTGGCGCGGTAAACGAGTGAGTGCTCTCTCTGTGCTGGGAGATTCACCAGGGCGCTATGGGCCAGAGTTTGAGGCGCGACGGGCAGCGCAGTTTTGCGGGCTGCCGTGGCGTCACTTCTGCAAACTGGGCGGGCCAGCGCAGTCGTCGGTCGTGGCATTTTTTAGACTGAACAATAGTTTGGCCTGGTTACAGTCAAAGAGGAGGGGGAAGTGATGATAGACACAACACTAGAACTAAAGTGCGGCGTCACGCTGGAACTATGCCCTGTCAAATCTATGATACTGCTTGACTTCGTAGAAGGCGGGCCAGATAGCATGACGCAGGCAAAGTTCAACAAGATGATCAAGTACATTGCGGGCTGGGGTGTCGTCACTGATGTACCGTTGGAAATGCAAGAGGAGTTGAGTTTCTTTGGCGCAGGTGAACACATTCAGCGCGCTGCTTGGGTGCGGATGGTCGCGACGGAGACAGAAATCGCACAACTGATGGCGCAAGTGATGGCACTTACACACGTGAGTGTGAATCAGCCGACGCCAGAGGAAGTAGAGCTTGCAGAGTTGAGAGCAAAAGTCGAGGCGTTAGAGGAAACAGAGGATGGCAGCGACTGAGGAACTAGGTCTCGAAGTCTTCGTTGAGGGATGGCGGAAATTCGAGGGTATCCTAGACAAACTTGATAGGAAAATAGATAGTACCGGTGGCTCGATGGCAAAGACCGGTAGCATTGCTGGCGGTGCGTTTGCCGTCGCGCTAGGAAACGTGGCGTTCAAGGCCGTCACGATGCTGGCAGATGGATTGATACAAGCAGGACGGGCAGCCATAGGCTTTGGCGTAGATAGCTTGCGGATGGCCGCCGATTTCCAGGGCCAGATGGCTATCTTGGAGATAGCGGCCTCGTCTACCGGGTTATCGTTCGACCAGTTGCACGATGCGGCACTCCAGGTCGGCGGCGATACGCGGCTGTTGGGCGTCTCGGCTACTGGTGCGGCGGATTCTATGACTGGCTTGTTCAAGGCGGGCCTGTCTAACGTGGAGGTGTTCGGTGACCTCGAAGGATACATGGCGGGGACGGCAGAACTTGGTGGTGCGCTTAGGGCGTCTATTGACCTGGCGGCGGCCTCTGAGTTGGATATGGTACAAGCGTCTGATTTGGCGGCTATTGCACTCGCGGCGTTTGGTGGCGAGATGGAGACGGAGACAGAGCGAGCAGACTTCATCAACGAAGCAATGAATAATATGGTTAAGGCTGCCGATGCGAGCGTGGCGGAAGTGAGCGGCCTAGCTGAGGCGCTCAAGATGGTCGGGCCGACGGCGAGCGCAGCGGGTCTCAGTATTCAAGACACTAATAATGCACTGGCAATCCTATCGACTCGCGGTATCCAGGGTAGCATGGCGGGTACGGCTCTCGATGGAATGCTGCGAAGCTTGAGAGACGTGACACCGAAAGCGGCGGAGGCGCTCGGCGATCTGGGAATAGAAATTTTCGACGTGGAAGGCGAGATGCATCCGCTAGTCGATATTGTTGGTCAATTTGAGACCGCGCTCGGCGGCGCTACGGAGGCAGAGAAGGCAGCGGCTATTGGTGCAATCTTTACTGCCCAGGGCCAACGGGCGATGAATACGCTCATGGCCGAGGGGGTCGAGGGCTGGAATAGTATGGCCGAGGCTACCGATGCCGCAGCCGGGATACAAGAGCAGGCGGCGGCACGGGGAGAGACGTTCAATGCACAGATGGAGTCGCTAGAGGGAACGGTTGAGACGCTCAAGATTGGGATAGGCGAGCAATTCCTACCGGTCGCCACGGAACTCGTAAGTTGGTTTGCCGAGATGGTTGACCAGCACGGGCCAGAATTGCAGGCGATATTCGAGGGTGTTGCGGTCGTTGTCACCGACGTTACCAGGTTTCTGATGGGACTGCTCGATACTGGCGACCCGCTCAACGATTTTTTCGTACAGTTACCAGAGCCAATCAAGGCGTTCGTGATGTTTATGCAAAATGACTTTATGCCTGCCATTCGGGAAGTCTGGGACTTCGTAATGGAACAGGTCGCCGTCGTGGTGGCGTGGTTCCAAGAAAATATGCCGCTGATTCAGGAGACCGGACAAACGCTGGCCGAATTTTGGCAATACGTCATCGTGCCTGCGCTCGACAACGCTTGGAATATCATCAAGGAGATAGTCGGCGTGGCGATGAATTCTATTCTCGAGACCATCACCCTAGTTATGCAACTCATCACTGGCGATTGGGAAGGTGCCTGGCAGACAATACAAGGAATGGCACTGTCAAGATGGGAGGCTATCCAGTCCATCGTCACTGAGTTCATTGAGGGCGTGGCAAATGCAGTCGGGACCACCACGGACGAGATCGTAGCGACGTGGAAGAATAACTGGGAGATGGCGAAGCTTATAGTCACGCAGACTTGGGAGAATATCAAGACAACCGTGATAGACAGCTTGATCGCGATAGTCGGTGCTGTGAAGGAAAAGATAGAGTCTATCGTGGCGACGTTACGCGGCTTCGTGTCGGCTTTCCGTTCTGCAGGGAGCAACCTGATAAACGCGCTCAAGTCGGGCATAATGAGTGCGGCGCAAGGCGTCGTGAACGCTGCCAGAAAGGTCGTTCAGGATGCAATAGACGCTGCCAGGCATGCATTGGGGGAACGGTCTCCTTCGCGGGTGGGGATTGAACTAGGAGAGAATTTCGACAGAGGCGTGGCTCTTGGGCTCGCCAAGCTCGCGCCAATGGTGCAGGCACAAATACAGGCGGTCGTACAAGCACCTGCCGCAATCGGAGGCGGAAACACGTACAGCGCAGAGACGACTAATCAATATAACCTCACCACTCAATCCACCACTCGCCCCGGCGCTCTGGCTATGGAATTCGGCGCGATGCAGTTCGCGGGAGCAGGAGCGAGTAGATGATGGACGGCGGCTGCGGAGCGGGTGGGCCAGAATTGGATCAAATTCTGTGTCCTGGCGTCGGCGACAGCTACGAGACGCACCCGCTGATGACACTGTTTGGCTTTGGGCGCGGGGTGCTCAAGTCCTACGAGGGGCTGGGGCACGCGCCTTTGCACTTCATCACCCAGCGCGGGCCATACCAGGACGGCGAGAGCGTGCTGGATATGCGCTACGACACGCGCACTGTCCAGATATTGATTGAGGAATCGTTGGCTGGGCGCACCGACTATTTCGACACACGCTGGGCTCTGCTCGACCTGTTGCGCCCCAACCGCTCGTTTGGCACGACAGTTCGACCGCTCATCTACCGCAAGTGGCTTCCCGCTGGTAAAGTAGAACGCGGCGCGGATATGAGCGTGGAGAACGGGAGCAACGTCGTCACCTCCCACGATGGGCGGTTCGTTGGGCGCGGCCTGGACGCTGGCGCTCACGTTACCATCGGCGGCGTAGTCTATACCGTTGAGAGTGTGCCCAACGACTATACATTGTATCTGACCATCAACTATGCTGGTGTGACGGCTGATGACGTGTCTTGGATTTTTCGGCGTGGCTGGGGAAAGCGTGACCTGTATTGCCTGCTAGAGCAGGGGCCGGGCTTCGACGAGGGTATCAATCCCAAGCCTCCGAGCAGCGGCTACCGCGAGGCGCTGCGCTTTGTAGCACACGACCCATTTTGGTACGGGATGGAACAGAGCCAGACCTGGGAAGTTGCGGGGGCCTTGGGCGACTTGGTATTCGATGGCCTGGGCGCTTGGTTCGGTACTACGCCAGGCGTCGGGCGGTGGGTGTTCGCGCCGACGTTTGTGGGGGAAACTGTGAGCGTGGTCTACTGGGGCACTGTGGGTGCAAAGCCGACTATCACTATCACCGGCCCAGCAGTCAATCCAGTCGTAGAGAATACGACGGGCGGCTCACGGATCGAGATGGACTACAGCATCGCAGTCGGCGAGACTGTGACGATTGACACGCTGGCGTTGACAGTGAAGAACCAGGCAGATGTGAATCTACAACCGTATCTAACCGGCAATCTAGCGACGTTCACGCTCGAACCACATCCGCAAGCGCCGAATAGGATAAACCAGGTTTACGTCAGTTTCAGCAGCGGCTTAGTAGGAGCGAGTGCCGCGCAGTTGACGTGGCGTAACCGTCATTCAGGATTGGTAGGAGGATGATACGATGACACAAACTTCAAGACCCCAAAGTGACCACATTTCTGTATTTCCAGCCCCCTCTAACCCGGGACCTTACAGCGGTGACATGTGGAGTGAACTTTTCAGGATACTATTCACCGGCGACCAACAGGCTATGCAAGGGCCGTTCGTCCGCTACCTCAACGAGCTAGAAGTCACGGATAACGGAATCACCACTGTCTACGTTGACACCGGCGCGGGGATGGTCAACGGTCACATGCTGATAAGCTCAGAGAAAGAGACTTGGACGATCCCTGCTGGCCCAGTTGGTGGGCGTACTGACCGCGTGGTGATGGTCGAGAATAACTCCAATGTCGAGGTGACGCAATCCATCGCTGGCCGTCCGTTCCTATTCCCTGCTGACCTGTCTGAGTATACTGCTACTCCTGGTGTCCCTGCCTACTCTGCGCGGCTGGCAAGCCTGCGCGGCGCTGATACCGGCGCATTACCCGCGCTTGACCAGACCATAGCATTGTATATGGTAGAATTGGCGCGGTACGACATCAACAATGTGCCGACGATTAGCAACCAGGTGGATTATCGGGAGTTTTGTAAGTTTTCAGGAACAATAATAGATGGAAGGAAAGGAGGTCATGCGACTGGGTGGGGTACTCCTGGAACAAATGACTATGTTCCTGTTTGTGGGGCTGTAATGATACAGCTTGGAGCGGCGTCGTGGGCAGGGGCAGCCGCGCCGAGTGGTACTTTGGCTATTACTTTTCCTACCCCATTTAGTTCTCAACCGTGGGTTATGATTAGTGGCGCAGGTGCAAAGCAGGTTTGGGGATGGAGCGGCCTGCTTGCCGCTGGTTTCACTGCAAAATGGGAAGACTGGGCAGGTGTAAATCGAACCACGACTAGTTGTTCTTGGATTGCAATGGGATTAGCATAACAATATTAACCCACTAGCTAATGACCCAATCAACCTACCAACTCCGAGTACGCAATCACGACGGTGCACAGATAGCCGTGTTCAGCGGGGGAGGGCGCGGTGCGTCTGGCGGTGGCCTGCAATCGCTATCCTACCGCAAGC